TTCAGGATCTCGGTGATGGCCTCGGCCGCGGTGTTGGCAAAGATCGAGGCGAAATCGAGGGCGAGCTCGCGCGCGAATTCGCGGAAGTTGTGAAAGCCACCTTGGAACGCGCGCGCCAAGTTGAAACCGATCGCATCCGCCATCGCATCGGTGATCGCCTTGGCGAGCGCCTCGGCCTGCTCCTTGGCTTGCTTGATGAAATCGATGAACGGCGGCATCACATCGGGTGCCTTGGCGAAGGCCTCGAGCGTGGCCTCGATGTCGGCGCGGATCTTCGCGGTCATTTCCGCGACCGTGGGCAACGCCGGGCCCTCGAGCAGCGCCACCAGCGCATGGCGCGCTTCAAAGTCGCGCGCATCCTTGGCGCGGCGCTGTGCGGCGGTGGTTTCCTCGACCGCATCCTGGGTGAGCTTCGCCTCGGCGGCGAGCTGCGCCTTGAATTCGCGAAGGCCACGGTGCGGATCGGTGCGGATGTCATCGCGGCGCAGGTTCGCCAGGACCATGCGCGCATTGAGGAGTCGATCCTGCTCGCGGGCTGCGGCGAGCTGCTGCTCGGCGAGCACTTCGCCCGCGCTCTTGGGAACGTCGCCGAACTGGAGCTGTGGCGAGATGAGCGCCGCGGCGCCACGCATGATGATGCCGTGGAGCTTGGCGCCGAGCGCTTCCATGAACACGGCCGCATTCTGGAATTTCGCCAGAATGAAACCGATCGCATCGCCGAGCTGGCGCACCAGCTCGAGAAAATCCTTGAGCGCCTGACCATTCACGCCGGCGAGCTGATTCTGCAGGCCGCTCATCGCGGCGATCGCATCGATGAAAGTCTTGGCGACCGTCTGCAGATCATTGATGAAGCGATCCCAGGTGAACCCGATCACCTGTTGCCCGGCGATGCCCTTGAAGGCCTCGAGGATGAGGATCAGCTCCTTGCGCGTGATCTCGCCCTTCTGCGCCATCTTTATGAGCTGTTCGGTGGTCTTGCCGAGCGCCTGCTCGGCCGCCTGCTGCAGGAGCTCGTTTTCTTTCAGGAGTGTGGCGAACTCCTTCGCCTTGACGTTGTTTTTCTCGATCGCGAATTCGAGGGTTTCGAGTTGCTGCGCGGCCTCGGCGGCGCCCTTGCCCTGCGACACCGTGGCGGTGGTGAAGGCCTCGGCGAGCTCGGCGGCATCCTTCTGCGTTTGCCCGAGAAAGCGCGTGGCCTCGATCGCATTCTTGTAAACGTCGATCACCTCGTGCATCGATTGCCCGGTGACCAATGCGATGTTCTGCACATCCTTGAGGCCTTGCGCCGCGTCCGGGCCCTTGATGCCGAGCACCGCGAGCTGTTCGTTGAGCTTCTGCACCTCGCTCACCGCCTCGGCGATGAAGCGCGTGGCCTCGGCGCCGATGATGAGCTTGAAGCCCTTTTTCACGAGATCGCCGACGTTGGTCGCGGTCTGCCCGAGTTGCTTGAGCTGCGTCTCGGCCGCCGCGGTCTGTTGCGCGATGCCCTTGGCCTCAACCAGGAGCTCATAAATCAGTTTTCGCTTTTCGTCCGCCATGCGCTTACCTCACACATCCACCGGGCGCATGAGCCCGGACTTGTACGCGACGCGAATCGCCGGCACGCCATGCCGCGAGCGCGAGCTCGGGCCGGTCATCGCTTGGCGAACAAACCACCCTTGCACCGTGATGCCGGGATTGCGCTTGCCGCGCATGCGGCGCGTCGCCTCGGCGAGATACCCGCGCAGGCGCCGGCGCAGTTTCACGCCGGCGGCCGTGCCCGCCATGCGCCGGCTCTTGACCAGGTTGTATTTGTAGCCCGAGGAGCGCACCGCGTTGCGATTGGCGAACCACGCATATTGCGCCGGCCACACATCGGGCACGAGCCAGAGCACGTCATAGATCGTGATCGTGTCGGGCACGCGCGCACCCAGGCGCACCGAGCTCGTATTCTTGCCGGTGGCGTAGCGATCCTTTTGCACCCACCAGCTCCACTCGCGCTGCAGCGCCTTGGTTTTCGAGAAGGGGAAAGTCTCGGCGATCACCTTCTCGAGGATCGGTTTCATGGCGTTCGCCACATCGGCGAGGGGCTTGCCCACAAACTGGATGCGCACCGAGCGGGTGGCCTGCTCGATGGCACCGGCGCGAAAGCCCGAACGCCGCGAGCCGCTCGCGCTGCCATCGATCTCGGTGACGTAGGTGGTGGGATTGCCGGCGGCGAGCGCTTCGGCGAGCGCCTGGTGCGCGGTCTGTCGCACCCACTGTGTGGCCGAGCTCGCAAAGGCCTTGCGATCGAGCGCGAGAAACTGCTTGAGCTCAGTGTCGCTTCGGACTTTGCGGGTTGGCGGGATCGCCTGCAGATTGAGGCCCGGTAGTTGCACTTAACCACTCCACATCGATCGCCTGCACCAGCTCGATCAGGCCCTCGGGATCCGCCACGCGATAGCGATCACACCAGGCGGTGATTGCCCGCCACGGGATCGGCCCCAGGGCAAATCCCATCTGGCGCTCGCCGGCGAGATCCCGCCACGCCAGGAGCGCCAAGTCCTGCGCGGCGGTGAGCGCCGGCGCATCGCGCAATATCGGAACATCCACTCCGGCGGCGCGAAGCGCGCTCAATTGCTTCGAGTACGCGCCTGCGCTCTCGAGCCACCGGATCGCGTTTTTACCGCCGACTTGTCCGCCGCGATCTCACCGTCGCGAAAGTTGCCGCGCTGTGCGGCAAACAACCACACCGCGTCGAAGATTTCCGGCGCGTAGTGAAAGAGCTCGAGGCAGGCCTCGGGCGAGAAGGGGATCGGCTCAGCCTTGTCATCGAGGATGCCGCTCCAGCCCGCGACCACCGTGCGCGCATACACCTGCTGTGTCGCCACCTCATCGGCGGGATCGACACCGGCGACCGCGGCCATGAAATCACGATTGCGCGTCCCGCCGCGGCGCACCAGGAGTGTGCGCCCCTCACCGAGATTGAGTGGCACCCCTTGCGTGCACTTCTCGGGATCGGTGTGCCAGTCGTTCAAGTTTCCGAATTTCATCTAAGCGCACCTCCTCATTCAGGCCACGGGGTGGTGATGTGATCGCGATCGATCACGACACACGAGTCAACGTCGGTCGGCGGCACGCCCGGGATGGTCACCGTATCCACGAGTGCCTGCATCGTGAGTGACATGATCACATCCTGATTGGTGCCGGTCGCGAGCTCGGTCGCGGTCTGCACGCGCACGCGCGGGAACGTGAAGTTGTAGGCGTTGCCGAGTGCATCCTTGGCGGTGAATGCAAACTTGAATTCGGTGTTGTTCAAGAACGCATCCATCAGCGCCTTGGTTTCCTTGTTGATGTAAATGTCGGCGGTGATGGTGCACTCGAAGCGCCCGAGCACCACCTCATTGGCCGAGGCCTGGCCCAGGCACGCGATCGCGCGACCGTTGTTGTTGAACGTGACCACGAGATTGGAAAGACACCAGGCGGCGTAGTCCACCGGCGGCGTGCCGATCGTGAAGGTCACCGGGATCACGCCCGAGCCGACAAACACCGGGAGCTGCCCGGCGGTGAGATAGGTCGCGCCGGCGATGTCCTGCGCATCGCGGGTGAACGCGCCGCCGAGAATCGTCGCCGCCCAGGTGGCCGGCCCACCCGGCGTGAAGGTGAGCGTCATCGAATCCACCAGCGCGCGCACGATGCGATTGAACTCATAGCGCGCGAGCGGATCCGGATCTTGCGCGTTCAGGGTGAAACGCTTTTCGAGTGAGTGGGTGAGCAGGAGATCGCCCACGATCAGGGTGTCGGCCGCCGGCGTGCCCCAGAGATTCCCGAGCACGCCCTCGAGCAGGAGCTCAAAGCCCGGGTTGCTCGACACCTCGCCATTGAGATCGCCGCCCGATTGCCCGCCGCTCACGATCACATCGGTGAGCTGGCGCGCCGGGTTGAGCTCATTCGATGTCTGAGTCTCGGGCTGATAGGCGAGCGATTCGCTCGTGACCCGCAGGAGTTGCCACGCGGGTGTGGCGGGAGTCACGCCCGGTGTTGCTTCGCGAACAATCGCGATGCGCAAGAGATCTGCACTTGAGGCCATGTGAAGTGACTCCTATGCCATGCGATCAAAGGTGTAACGGAGATCGACCGTGATGCCGTACCAGGCGCCGCGGAAATCACCACCGTCGAGATCATTGGGCGGGCCCGCCTCGAGCACGCGCAGGTATTGCCCGAGCGCGCTCGTAACCTGCCAATTCGCCAGTTCGGTGCGCACCGTTTCGGCGGCCGCCACCGCGGTGGTGTCCTCGATTTGTTGCGCCGTGAAGATCGCCACCAGCACCGTGCCGCTCTCGCGAAAGAGCGCGGGGATGCCGAGCGAAATTCGCGAATCATCCGCTGGGATGAAGTCGAGTGTGTACCAGCGCGGCGGCAGCTCTTTGCTGCTCGTGGCCTCATTGATGGTCTCGAAGTAGGTGAAACCATCGGGCTCGAGCATGCCGGCGATCTTCTGCCGGAACGCTTCCCGTACTGCTTCGGCGCTCATCCCTGCACCCCGCATCCGTAGCCGATGAGCTGGCCCGAGGCGCGGATCTCGCGCACCTGCATGATGCCGCGGCGGGCGCCGTCGATCGTGAAGGTGTCGCCCTTCTGCGGCGCGCGCGTCGGAAAGTCGCGCGCATCGCAAGTGACCACGAGCGGGTAGGCCTCGATGGAATTCGCGAGCTCGAGCGCCGAGAGATAGCGGCAGCGCGCCAGGATGGTGATGGCACTCGCAGCGCCGGCGGCCTGGTAGTCGATCGCCTGGCCGACATCGCCAATCATGTCTTGCATGTCGCGGATCACGGCTGCGGGCACGGTGCCGGTCATCGCTACACTCCCGTGACCAGGCGCATGCGGTAGGGCTCAAGCAGTGCCGCGACACCCGCGAGCTCGGGCGGCACCGGCCCGCCATCCGAGCCGCTCAAGCTCGCGAGTGCATCACCGTATTGCACGGTGAGGCCATCGACGGTGACGGAGCGAATCGCGGCGCCGGTGCCCGAGGCCTGCGCCGCGTTGCCGGTGCCGCCACTCGCATTCCAGCGCGCATAAAAGACCCGCATCACCGCATCGAGCAGATCGGCCGGCCACGCGTCATCCGCGTAACCGCCGGCGTAATCGACCACGATGATCGGATCGCGACCCCAACCCTGGTGCGGGATGTGGCAGCACCCCTCACTCCACTCGAGCACGCCCTGCATCTTGAGCAGGCGCCAACCAGAGAGTGGCGCCGCATCGACGGTGA